ACAACATAAAACTTTTCAACGTCATATCCACTGAGTGGAACTTCCACATTGGCTTGAGCAAGGATGTCATCATTGATTTGTTGATCTTTGGGTCGGGTACTCTGCATGTCAGAGATTGTGGGAGGAGTATACTCAGACCAATAAGTTGTGTCAGTAATTTCTGTGCCAGCAGGAACATTTCTCGTGGCTCGGTAATACACATCACCGTAGTTTACAATGCTGCCACCAGGATAGAAATCACCTGGATCCCAAATGTATTCAGACACAAATGGCTTGTCTAGTATGCTGTTGTATTCTTGTGCGTTGGTCAGTGGTGTGGCCTTGATGCGCCACAAGTGTGGCAACCAAGTTTGGCTGAATCCTTCACTCGCAAAATTGGCATCCTGGATCACATAGTATCTAGGCAAGGCCAAGGGCAAGGCAGCATTTAGGGGATTGTAATCTTTTAAGTTTGGCACTTCAATCACATCACCGTTCATGAGCTTGCGACCAAATGTGTCAATCATGTCGTTGTAGTGAAAGGTCACAAACAAGGTATCTGAGTTTAAAAACAATCCAAACTGCGTCAAATCAAAGTCCACATCCTGCACACGATACACACCGCGCATGACATAAATGTCTGGAGCATACACTCTGTCTCTGTTTTCCAGCAACAGCAAGTCTTGAATGTTTAGTGGGCTTTGGGTATCATAAATGGGCTGGGTGGCATCAGCATTGCCCGACAGCGCAGAGTCCTCGCCACCAGTTTGTGGGCCCAAGTACTTGTGAACATAGATATCCAAGCCGCCCACAGTGTACATTTCACTTATGGTGCGGTCAAAAAATTGGTAGTCTCTTGTGCGGTTTGGGCGGTATAAACTTAGGCGTGGCATAGTGTATATTTATGGGCAGGTTGACCAATAATTCCAAACCTGTTATACTTTGGGCATGAAAGTAGTTAAACTGGACCGTAGATTCCGCCAATACAAACAGCACGGGCATGTGATTGCTGTGCGATGTGATAGTTGGCTGGGAGAAGGCACATCTTTTGAACAAATATGCAAGGCCAAACTGGGAGGTCAAGGTTACATGCCTGCCAACGACTGGCATGCTTACTTTGGCAAAAACAACGGCCGCGCCAACCGCCCATTCTGGATTTCGTTCCGCAGGGAAGCAGATCTTACTTTAGTACTACTTTCTGCCTGCTTGACCAAATAATCCTAACATGCTATAATACACACTTGTTCACTACAGGAGTCCGTATGCAAAAGGCAGCAAATTTTGTTGCAAAGTACTCTACTGCCAACAAGTCCAAAGCAGTCGTGCCCTATGACAAAATAAAAGCCACAGAAAAATGGGTGGAGTACAGTTTGGATATTGTGGACATGAATCGTATTTTGATGAAGTCAGACTTTGACACTAAATGGCGTCTAATGGAAGCCCTGGATGTTGCAGAGCGCAAGAGAAAATACATGTACAACCACAAAAACTTTAAACTCAAACGTGCCACGGAATTGTTTGAACTCTGTAAAGATTTGACTGTAAAATAAGTAAGGACACATATGAGCACTACATTCAAAATTAAACTGCTAAACCCCCGCAGTTCCGACACCAACATCCTGGGCATGGAGCCTACTTGGCAAGTCCAACCCACTGAGTATCGCACCAGCCGACTGAGCAAAGCGTTCTCTTGGTACAACTATTTCTACGGCAAAAAAGATGCACGGGACATGATTGTAAACTATTTGGAAGCACATGATCGCAAGGCCGATGTGCGACTGCTCAAAGGCATTCCGGACTCAGCAATTCGACTGACCACAGGCTGGCTGTGCCGCATGAGCATGGTAGGGCTGGAACTGTATGATGCAGAACAACTCAAATTGCAAAACCAACTGAGAGAAATACTGGACAGCAAGCAAAACGAAGTCACAGAAGTCACAGAAGAGCCTGCTGTAAACCGCCCCAACATCCAGGACCGCCTGCGCGAAAAAGCGTCAGAGTGCAATGGCGAACTGGACGGCATGTTTGATGAGTTCATGTTGAGTGGCGCCAAAATGACCGCTGACTTCAAGCCTGTCACAATCATGCGTGGCCTAAATATTGCACCACAAATGATCAGTCAAATTTCTGACAACTGGAAGCGCAAGCTCGCAGAGTTTGATGCAGTGGTTGAGGGCAAGGATGCACAATTGGTAGAAGCCTACAGCTACCTCTCCAAAATTCAACTGCGCAATATTATAAAGTTTTGCGAAGCTGTGGTGAATGACTGCGGTGCGTATGTGCAGATCAAGAAAGTGGAACGCAAGCCACGCAAGGTCCAGGCAGTGCCGCCAGAGAAACGTGCGGCCAAATTCAAAATGCAGGCCGAATTTGCCGAACTCAAACTCAAGAGCCAGCCAGCCGCAAGCCTGGTGGACAAAACAGAAGCCTGGTTGTATGACAGCAAAAAGCGCAAGCTCATCCACCTTGTGGCAGACAGTCACACACAGTCATTCACTGTAAAGAACAACTCCGTGATTGGGTTCTCAACTGTGGAAACAGTGCAAAAGACTCTGCGCAAGCCTGCAGAACAGCTGAAAGGTATTGTGGGCGCAGGCAAACCAGCCGCCCGTAAAGCGTTCAAGGATATCAACACCACAGAAACTGCATGGAATGCCCGTGGCACAGAGAACTTGATCATACTTAAGAGTTGGTAAATATTGGCCTTAACTGGTCTAACATGTATAAAATAGTAGATGACAATCCAACCGACCCACGCAAACTTATCTCTAACATTGAATTCTACATCACAAATGTTTGTAATTTAAATTGTGTTAATTGCAATCGCTTTAATAATTTTGATTTTAAAGGATACCAAAAATGGAGCGATTACAAAGAAATTTATACACAATGGGCTCGGCATGTGAGGCTACAAAGAGTCACTATACTGGGCGGGGAACCACTTCTCAATCCCACAATCTTAGATTGGATTGATGGAATAAATGCCTTATGGAACGTTCCTGTACAAATCTTAACCAACGGCACTCGCCTAAACAAGATTCCCGGCTTGTATGATCGTCTAGCCAAGCCAATAGATCCTAACAAGCCGGGAATTAACAATTGGATAGGCGTGAGCTTACACAACCAGAATGATCGTGATCGATGTTTTGAAGAAGTAAAAAGTTTTTTGCACGGCAACGTCAAATATTATCATCATACAGATCCACTCAATGTTGACAATGCCATGACGTTTGGTGCCACACATGCGTTTGTTGACAGCAATAATGTTAGAATACCCATTTGGGAATATGACAGTTTTTATAGAGCCGCAGTGCATTTGAACGACCATGGAAAATTTACATTGTACAACAGTGATCCAGATAAATCGCACAGTGCTTGTGGGTTTGCAATGTTTAAGTGCTATCACTTTATACGAGGATCTTTATATAAATGTGGACCAGTAGCATTGTTTCCTGAGTTTGATACTCAACATCATTTGGACATCTCAGCACAAGACAGAGACTTATTGAACAGCTATGCTCCGTTGCAAGTAGACCAGTTTGTTAATCGCGGCGCAACTTTTCTTAACGAGATTGATCAAGTGATTCCTCAATGTAAATTTTGTCCTGAATTTTCTCATGACGAAAAAAACTTAGTGGTAGTCGCTACATTAAAAAAGACTGGTAGCACCAGCAGTTTTGAATAATGACAAAAGTGTTGTTAACATTGGGAGACAGTTGGCCTGAAGGTGTTGAATTACAATCAACAGATCGACGCTACGGGGAAATACTAAAACAACTTTTAGAATTTGACGAATTTTACAATTACGGGCAAGGTGGTTCTAGTAACGAGCATATGATTCTACAGTTGCAAAATTATTTTGAAAACCATCATCGTTTTGACCATCAAATCACCGCTGTATTTTTTTTAACCAACCCACATCGCACAATGTATTTTCCACCCGACGCAGGGTTTAATGTTCTTGGACACCACCGACAGAACTGGCACCAAGAAGCCCGAGAAGTTTTTATGAAAAATTGGTTGCATTTTTATTCTGACGAAAATACAATCATGAGAAGCAGTATTGCAATCACTGCACTGCAACAGTGGTGCAAGTTGCACAATATTGATGACTACTATTTTTCTGGTTGGGTAAAATACACACAGTGGTTGCCAATGGTCAACACTGACAAAATATGGGCAAAAGGCCTGGAAACTGCCGCAGATTGGTTTGGTGCAGCCAATCACAATGGAGAACATCTTTTGAATGTAGGCGACAATCCTTATATTCGTCCTAACTATGCACATCCTAATCAAATGGGACATAACTTGATTGCTGAGAAATTAAAAACGTGGATTTTACAGTAACAGGATAAGCTGGTAAATATAGGGACACGGAGTCCCTATGGCAGAACAGCAAGACACATTATCTCAGCTCAAGCAAACTCTTATTGAGTATGTACAACTTCAACTGGGCA